TTAGTTTTTCTCCTTTTTATGCTCTAGCTCTGTCGTATGTCTTACCTGTGATTGTGTCACCTGGTAAGTAACTGATTAATTTTCTACCTGGTTCTAATCTATCGAATGAAACTAGAACTTTGTAGATGGTTGTCCTGAATCCTATAATTCCAGGACTAGATTCTACTCCTTTAGTAGTTTCTTTTTTTACATAACCTGCTTTTGTCATGCACTTCATACATTGTACACCGACACCATCAGCTGACTTGTTGGATACAGTTCCTCTTACATCCTTAGGACCGCATAACACATTTTGTGCGAACCAATCCAATTCAACTGACTCATCTAAGAAGTGTGTTACACCAGTTCTAGCGTTGAATATCTTCATTAGTTATTCTCCTTAAACTCAGGGCAAGTTTTACAGTAGAATGAATTTCCATCCGACTGGATTTCTTCTCCCATTGCTAGTTCTCTTTTACACCAGTAACAATTGAATCTTACTTTTAATTTAGCCATTTTAGTTTCTCCTTTTTATTTTATATATGCAGATTAGGATTTTGTACCTGAAGAATTTTCAAAATATTTTGACCTTCTAGGGATAACTGTCCTGTCAATTCCAAACTTGATAAAGTAAGAAATAATTCTTTTTCATAAGCTTTAGAATTTCTGCGTATTCTTTTTAAAAAATCTTTTTTAGAGATTTCTTTTACATTAGAAAATACATGGTTTTTATTAGGTATACGAACACACTGCCCACAACTTTTATTTCTATTGTGTTCTGTCCATCCATTACATTTACAACTAATATACAACTTATTTTGGAAGTTATATACATTTTTTGTAGTCGTTAATAAATTTTCCATTATATCCTTATGTTTGTAAGATTAACCTTACTACATTCCAGGACTATGCAAAGTATTTCTTTTATTTTTTTTCTCAATGTTTACTTGGTTATTTACTGACTCATAAAAAAAACTTTGTCAGGTTGGTTCACAATTTACCTTGATAGATTACTCGGACAATTAAACCTGATACCCATCCACAGTTACAAATTAAAAAGGTACCATATCCCTATACCTACCATATATTGTGGTGCAGGTAAGGTATACAATATCTAGTGGTACACCATATTGTATATATATATTGGTCTATATAGTAGGGTTTTAGTAGGGTAGGGTTCAATGTTGGGGTGCAACAACTTCGTTGTTTATCCCCTTAGAATATGCTGTTAAAGTGGTACAATATATAGTGGTACTAGATATAGTATGTACTTTATTAAAGGGTTCTTTACAAGTGAGTGTACTATTTGTGAGAGATTATCACTATATATAACAGTAAAGGTAGGTACAGCTAACCCTGTGTCACTCCCTCCCAACGCAAAATAAGTGTAGTAACAAATAAGTTACTTTACAGGCAGTTGTTTTACCAATCTCAATAGGTAGGTCATGCAACCATTTTCCTTAGCCTCGGAGGTCCTCGCACCTATAACAGTAACTTAAACTTAATTAAATATGTGAAGTAATAGGCTTTTACCCTAGTTAACATGGTCCTGCTAATCCACTTTATTGACTGCCTATTGTCAAGAATCCTTTTCTAAAAGCAGGAAGAATCCTTTGCTTGTTTCCCTACTATACCATGTTTAGATTTAAGTGGTAGTATTTAATAGTAGGGTTTTTGTTTAGTAAGAGTTTCCTCCTTTCGCTTACGCCCAACCACAGAAACCCTACCCCTTTTACTTGCATAGTGGTAATGTATGTTATAATAAAATACAAGAAAGGCAATATAAATCAATCCTTCTGGATTAATATATAGCCCTCCTTTCTTTGTTTGTATAGTACGAGCCTCACGCAAGTGAGGCTTTACTATAGGTGGACATAAGATACCTAAAATAAAAAAATTTTTTTCACTTTAATCAGGGGGACGACTATAGTACTTATACCTGGTAAAGTACCAGGGAATTGTATGAGGATACAATTTTGTGATAAGAAAGAAAGGCAATTCATCTTTAAAAAATATTAGTTATGTGGTGTAACAGTGTAATTGATGGAATGTTTTTGTGACTTGTCATGTTTTTCATTACAGTAAATGGACAGACTGTACGAACAGAACCTCCCTTTGGGGAGGTTTTGTGTTATCATTAAAGAAATATATTTAGGAGATATAATGGTAAATAAAAAACAACCAAAGATGAACAAAAAAGTTCTTGATAAGTTAGGTCTTAACGACCAAACAAATTATAGAAAAAGTTTTGCAACACTTGACAAACCAATGCAGACTTATCAACTTTCTTCTCTTGGAAAAAAATGGGGGAAAAGAAAGCAAGTAAAGAAAAAAGGTGCTTTGTAATATAGTGAAATATAAAGTAAAAAAGAAAAAAGTTTCCAAAGGTAAGAAAAAGAAAAAAGTTTACTAATGGCTACATACCAAGGCAAGTCAGTTAAATTAAATTCACCTTCTAGAATAGGAAAAGGCGAACCAGGGTATGGTAGAAAAAAATCTAAAGTCTATGTTAAAAAGGGTGACAAAATAATTAAGGTTATGTTTGGTGACCCTAACATGGAAATAAGAAAAGATAATCCTGAAGCTCGTAAGAGTTTTAGAGCAAGACATAAATGCGATACTGCGACTGACAAAACCACAGCAAGGTATTGGTCTTGCAAAGCATGGTAGTTTATGACAATAAATGACCAGGAACAGTTATCTAGTAACTTACCTAAGAAGTATCAACTAGCACCTAAAGCTAATCAGAAATGTAGTAACTGTAGTTTCTATGAACCTGCAGGATACTGTACACTATGGAAAGCAACAGTGCAATCATTTGCATGGTGCGCTAAATGGAAAGGTGTTGTAAATGGCAGCTGAAAAAGGTTTGTATCATAATATGAATAAAAGGAAAAGTGCAGGGACAAGTAGGTCTAAAAAGAACTCTACGATTAGTCCTAAAGCGTATGCCAACATGAAGGCAGGATTTCCTAAAAAAAAGAAAACTACTCGTAAGAAAAAGTAATTGACTATTGTAATCCCCTGTCCTAAGTGTGGAGAGGTGTTGTTACCAAAGGACGATATGAAGTGTAAGAATAAAAAATGTGATGGTTATGTCAGATAATAAATTTTGTTATGCTGCAGGTTGTCATAGACCTTTACCCCCTAAAGCTAGAAAGTATTGTTCTAAGCGTTGTTACAACAGAATCAATATGCAAAAGAAAAGAGCAAAAGCTAAAGGTGAAGTCTGGACGCAAGAAGATGACCAGTTAGTTATACCTAGCAAAAAAAATGTACAACAAAGAAGAGGTACAGTATATAAAGATATTGTAGAGTCTGGTTTAGCAGAAGAAATACTTAAAGGTAAAAATACTTTATCAGATGTGGCAAAGATATTAAAAACATCTGTTGCTGCAGTATCTATGGCGTACAACGCATACATTGAAGATTTAGAAAACGAAGCTGCAAAAGATACATGGGAGTTACCACAAGTTGCAGAAAAATCATTACAAGACTTTAGAAATTTTAGAGATAGATATTTTCAAACAGAAACAGGAGAACCATACGAAACTCCAGATTTTCATATTAAATGGATTAATTCTATTTTAGATGCTATAGAACATGGTGAACAACAAATGATATTGTCACCTCCACGACATGGTAAAACAGACTTACTTATACATTTTGCAGTGTGGCTTATTTGCACAAAACCTAACATTCGTATTTTGTGGGTTGGTGGTAACGAAGAGATTGCAAAGAACGCAATAGGTTCTGTACTTGACCAACTTGAAAGTAATGAATTACTAATAGAGGAAATTTGTGGACCTGGACCAAAATTTAAACCAACGAGTAGAACAGGTAAGTCCTGGTCACAAAGTGGTTTTACTGTAGGTACAAGAACAGTTACAGGTATTAAAAGTCCGACAATGGTTGGTCTTGGTCGTGGTGGTAAGATTCTTTCTCGTGACTGTGATTTAATTATTGCAGATGACATTGAGGACCACACTTCTACAATGCAACCTGCGTCAAGAGAAAACACAAGAAGTTGGTGGACTACAACACTATCAAGTCGTAAAGAGGAACACACAGCTATGGTTGTTATAGGTTCAAGACAACACTATGACGATTTATATTCACATCTTTTAGAAAACGAATCTTGGAAAACTATTGTTGAAGAAGCACACGATACAGGATGTACTTTACCAGACTGGGAAGAAGATACACATCAGGACTGTATGTTGTGGTCAGGCAAAAGAACTTACAAGTGGTTAATGGATAGAAAACGAGGTGCAGAAACTACAGGTGGTAGAGCTATATATGAAATGGTTTATCTAAATGTTGCTATGCCAGATGGACTTTCATTATTTGATAGAGTAGAGATAGAAGAATGTCGTGACCAAAAAAGAGATATTGGACACATACCACAAGGTACAAGACTTATTGCAGGACTCGACCCTGCATCTACAGGTTATCAAGCTGCATTTTTGTGGGCGTATGATGCTTCAGAAAATAAATTACACATGGTTGATATGAACAACAATCTAGGTGGCGGTATACCACAAGCATTAGACATTATTAAAGAATGGTGGATGAAATACAATGTATCACACTGGGTTATTGAAGAAAATGGTTTTCAGAAAGCTATACGACAAGATAAAAGCATTAGAGAGTTTGCATCAGGTCACGCTATATTCTTAGAAGGACACGAAACTTACAAAAATAAATTTGACCCTATTTATGGAGTGACTGCTATGCGACCTATGTTTCAAGAAAAAAATATTTCTTTGCCATATCTTAGCTTTGAAGCACAAGAAAAGGTAAACTTATATACGAGTCAGTTAGTGTATTTTAGCTCTGCTAAAAATAAAAGCAAGAGTGTAGGCACTAAAACTGATATTGTTATGGCTAGTTGGTTTCCAATGAGAGCAATTAGGCGTATGCAAAAAGAACGATTTGCTGAGTTGGGATATGATTATAATCCTAGCTTTTCTGGGTATGAACCTAGTAGTATAGATATAGATAATTGGAGATAGATGCCTTTAAATAGTGAACAATTAGCACAAAAAGTAGATTACTTACGAGCTATAAACCAAGAGGGAATGTTAGACAGAACTAGGATTCGTGACATTATGAATGGTGGGGAAGCAGCAGTCAAAGCTCTTCTTGGTGACAAAATGAATGTTGAATATAATCAATTACCTGCACCAAATATGTTTTTAACTGCACTAGATAGATTTGCACAAAAACTAGGTAGAGCGCCAGATTTAAAAGTTGATATTTTAAATGACAATGATTCACAACGAGCTAAAAAGAAATCAGAAAAAGTAGAGAGAATTGTTACAGCATACGATAAATTTAATAAATTACATAAACAATTACCACAAGCAGCAAGATGGCTACCAGGTTATGGTTTTGTAGTTTGGACAATAACTCACAAAAGAGATAGAAATGGTAATCCATATCCTATTGCAGAATTGCAAGACTCTTTTAATTGTTATCCAGGTAACTTTGGTCTTGACCAAGAACCTAAAGAATTAGCAATTATACGAAGAGTACCTCATGGAATACTTGCAGAACAATACCCTGAAGCTAAACAATATATTTATGCACAAAATGAAACAGCACAAGAAAGTGCTTACTCAGTATTAATAGAAACAACTGAACGACAAGGTAGTTGGGCTAACTCAACTGGACAAGGTAAAGTTGTTGTAGAGTTTAGAGATGATGAAGGTACTTACATTTTCTTACCTGAAAATAATAAGATAATAGATTTTATGCCAAACATACTAAAATCAGGTCCTTGCTTTGTAGTTGCTAAAAGATATTCTTTTGACCAAATGCAAAGTCAGTTTCAACACATTACAGGACTTATGGCAAACATGGCAAAGATTAATATTCTTGGAACTATTGCTATGGAAGATGCAGTGTTTACAGAAACAAATATTGTCGGTGAAATAGAATCAGGTAAATATAGAAAAGGTAGAGGTGCGGTAAACTATTTTGCACCAGGTTCTTCTGTATCAAAACCAGTTAATAACTTACCATACCAATTATTTCAACAAGTAGATAGATTAGAAAGACACCTTAGACTTGGTGCAGCTTATCCAGTATCTGATGATGGACAATCACCTAACTCATTCGTTACAGGTAGAGGATTAGAAGAACTAGGTCAATCAGCATCTCTTCATGTAAGAGAATATCAAACTGTACTAAAAGAAGCTATTGAACAACTTGATACAAAACGATTAGAGTATGACGAAGCTATGTTTCCAGAAAAGCGTAAACCTATAGCAGGTATGCACAATGGAACTGCTTTCAAAGAATCGTATGTACCAAGCAGTGATATATCTGAAATGTATGAAACAAGAAGAGTCTATGGCGTAATGGCAGGATTTGATGAACCACAAAAAATAATTACAGGGTTGCAATTAAAACAACAGGGCATCATTGATACACAGACATTACAAGAAAACATGGATGGATTAGATAACATAACTAAAATACAACAAAGAATACACGCTGAAAAAGCAGAAACTGTATTGTTTGAATCTCTTATGGCACAAGCTGCACAAGGTGACAATAAGGCTACAATGGCAGCTATAGAAATAAGAAATAACCCATCAAAGATGGCAGAAATTCTTGATAAGTATTATACAGCACAAGGTGAAGAACCTAGTCCAGAAGAACTTGCATTATTGCAACAAGGAGTTCCACAACCAGGTGGAATGGGATTGGGACAGTCACCAGTTGGTATAGAACAAGTATTAGGAGCGTTAGGTCAACAACCAAGACCACAAGAAGTACCAGAAGGAGTCTAATGTTAGGTGAAGAAAATATTGTTAATCAAAAATTTTATGACATTATCAATGGTGAAGATTGGGATGATATTGAGTTTGAAGATAGCACTTTAATAACCACAGAACTTATTGGTGAAGAAGATGTACCTATAACACATTTTATTGTTCCTACACCAATACCAGGTGTATATATAAACATTAAATTAGGTTTTAATGTAGATGGAGGAGATGATTTTGCCTAGAGGTAGAAAACCAAGTCCACTTACACAAGCTACAGATATGACAGGTTCAGGTGCTTATGCAGATATTGTTGCACCACCAAGAATGGAAGGCGACTTAACAGGACAAACTGCTGCTATACAAGCACAAATAGATTCTGCACCTCCAGTTGACCAAGAAGCTGCATTAACAAGTGGATTACCAAATGTTGGTAGAATCCCACAACCTATGAATCTTGCAGCACCTACAAATAAACAATTTGAACCAAATACCGCAGGTATACCTGTAGGTCCTGGAAGTAATGGACCAAGAGTTATACCTACAAACACATTACAAAACTTTTTAATAACAGGTAAGAATCTAACTAACGACCCAATATTTGACGAGCTATTAGCCGAAGATATTGTGCCACAACCACAATTAGGGAAAGACCCAGAAGATTATCTTGGTATTTAATGGCAGATTACAGACAAATATTATTTGGTCCACCAGAGTTAGAGTCATATCTAGCTGATAATACAAAAGCAAATTTAAACGAACTAGACTTTTTTAAAAATACAGTCACACCTGAGATAGCACAAAGTGCTGCAAACATATCACGAGCTTATCCAAACATGGATGCAAGACTGGTTATGTATGGAGCTATGCTCGGTGTAGAACATGATTCAGACTTAGCTTTGCAATTAGCAGAAAGACAAAACAATGTTGTTATTAAACAAAATCAACAAGCAATTAATAAAATATCTAAAGGCAAAAGAGCATCACAATTAGGTTTATTAATGTTAGACCTTGGATTTCAACCATTATCAAGAAACTTTAAATCTTCTATAGTCGCTGCTGATGAAACAGGTACTAATAAATTCCAGGCAGTCGCTGCTAACACATTTATCGGTGGGTTAACAGGTGCTGCTAGTTTTATACCTGGAGTAGATGGAGATAAAGCTGCAGATAGAGTAAGAAGAGCTTTAGTTGGAGATAAATTTGCTGATGTATATAAAGAAAGCAAAGACGCTTATGGACCAACAGAATTTAACTTAGCTTATGATGAGTTAAAAGCAGGTAGACCTCTTAACTTAGGAAAAGGATATTTTCCTTCATCAACTCCTATTGAAGAAACACAAGGTTATAAAGATTTAAAAAGACAAGGTTTTGCAGACAGAGATGCTTATGCAGAAGCAGAAGAAATTTATGGTGTACCTATAACAGAACGATTTGAACAAAAAGAAAATCAATTTAAAACTGAAACAAGAAAAGCAGGAAAAGTAAATATATCACCAGGTAGGGTAGTTGCAGGTCAATTCTTTACAAAAGATGATTTAGGTTATGCTTTTGGGTCTGCTGTTATTGATGGTGCATTTAGAGTATTTGGTGACCCAACTAATGCTGCTTTAGGTTATTTATCAGGAGCAAAAATAGGACTAAGAAGTTTAGTAGATGAAGGTATGCAACAAGCATTTAAAACTATAAAAGTTGGAGATGATGTAAAAAACATACCATTAATAAATCAATTTGTAAAAACAATTAAAGGTGGAACTGTACAACTATCGGATGGTACATCAAAAGCAATATCACCTAAAGAAGCTCGAAAACTTATGTTTGGTAGAACTGCTGTACAAGTATTAAATACAAAAAGAGGAGATAAACTTCTTGATGCTTTTGTCGCTAATACTAATTTAGCGACATTAATGGATATGCCTGGTATGAATAAAGCACCTGTAGAACTACTTAGGTTGCTAACTGTTATTGATGATAAAAATTTTATGAAAACAGTATTAACTTCCATAATGCAGAATGGAAACTTAGCAGGTGTTGATGACGCTATGAGATTGCGTTATGGACTTAATGATGATGTCGTAAGAGCTATATCAGAAGGTAATCAATTAAAAATACCTATACAACCAAATCTACTAGGAGAAGGTTCTAATCTTATAGCTAAAAAATTATTAGGTAAAGATACTGATATTGGTGGTGCTAGAAAACTTATGGAACAAGCTAATAAAGTAAAAGCTGTTTTTAATCCAACAGCAGCAGATAACTTGTTTACAGGAATTATAGGTGTAGGTGGAGATTTAAGAATGTCTATACCTAGAAGATTAAGTAGGTTTTTTGACTTAGCACCAAGTAAACAAATGACAATTAAAAACATTGGTGAAAGTGCTAGAAATTTAGATGGCATTATGAAATCAGCAAGATTTAGTAATGATGCGAGAAACAAATACATAGAACAAATATTAGATACTGATAATCCACAGGGAATGTTAGAAACAGTAAAAGAAGTTTATACAGATGTCGGACAAAAAATAATAGAGCGTAACCCAGATTTAGTAGATTTTAGAGATGAAATAAAAGAAACTATGGAATTTTTAGCTAATGAATCTGATTTAAAAAGATACATGACTACAGAAGAAACTGGTAGACAATTAGCTTATCCAGGAGTCAAATTCAAAGTAAGAACTAAAACAGCAAACAAATATGGTAAAGAAGAAACTGTATTTGAAGCAGTCCCAACTGCACAAATGGTTTCAGAATATGTAGATAATTACATAACGCTTATTGATTATACAGAACTAGAAAGATTCTTTCCTATATGGAGAAGTGTTATAGGAACTAAAAAATCAAATCTTAGAAAATTTATTGATGAACCAACTGAAAAAGTAACTAACAGATTAATAAAAAGAATTGGTGGTAGGAAACTTAAAACTGACCCAAGAACAGGTAGAACAACACCAGGGGGTCAGACAACATTAGGTGCTATGTATGAAGATTATTTGTTACAAAAAGTTCTTAAACCAGTATGGATGCTTAGACCTGCACTAATAGCCAGGGTTATACCAGAGGAAATGTTGCGTATTATATTTAGTGGTTCTCGTGTAGGACTGAACCATCCACTTGCTTATTATGCAGTCAAGATGGCAAAAGGTACAACTTTAGAAATGCAAAATGCTTATGGTGATGTGTTGTGGGGAACAAGAATTAAAAAAAGAGAAATGGATATGATGAAAGAAATTCTTGGTCCAGAATTTATAACAGCAGCACAGATGGAGTATCCGCAAGTAGAGCGATTACTTAAACACATGAAAATAGGTGTCAATGAGTATGGTATGGCATCTGACGATTATGTGTCTTGGGTTTTAAATGGTAATGATGGTAGAGATTTTATATTTAGAGAACTAGGTATCGAACCTGTAAAATCATTAAAGACATACAGAGGTGCAATAAAAGAAACAGCAAATGATGGTAGGTCTATTGGAAAAGTTATATCAGACAATCCTGATGGAGGTTCTATAAACTTACAAACAGGTGAAGTTAATCCTCCACAGTTTGGCGCTGTAAGTCCATACCAAAATTTAGGAGATTCGTTTAATGTTCAAGAAATGGCAGTAACTTTAGATAAACCTATTGGTACTCCTGTAGAAGAACTTATAGAACCATTGTTAATTAACTTTTTAGTAGAAGATGCACAAGCACCATTACGACAAAAGTATTTAAGAAAAGAAAATCATGTATTAGGGTGGTGGTTAGATAAAACAGATAACAGAGTTTATATTGATGTGTCAGTTACAATACCACCGCTTAAAGATACTTCTACAAAATCTATAGAAAAAGCTCTTGTAGGTTTAGCAACATTAGGAATTAAAGGTAAACAATTAAGTGCTTTTATACCAGACGAAACAAGACAAGCAGTATGGCTTAAAAACTTTTTAGACTCTACAGAATTGTCAAAGTGGAACAAAGCAATAGACACTGGTGATAACCTTATGTGGTTTGTAAACAAAGAATCACCTAATAAAGAATTATTAAGAGATGCTGCAACAAATGACATTGTTGTAAGAAAAGCAATTATGGAAGCATTATTCGATACAAACTTTGATGTTGCAAAAGTTATAAAAAGAAAAAAACGAGGTGTTGCTAATGTTGCACCTGATGGTAGTTGGTTACCTTTACAAGAAGATTATCTACAAGCTATGTCAAGAAAAGCTATGTCACAATTCTTTGAACCAGTTAACAACACAGCATTAGATGGTGCTTTTGTTAGTTATGACAAAATTGTAAATGGTTCTTTGGAAAATGATTATGTTAGAAATTGGATACATCAAACTATCTTGTTAGCTAAAAACCCTATTACACAAAGATTGTTAAATGATGGCATTGACTCAACAATAGAATGGTTGTTGAAATCTTATGATGGTAAACAAGTAATGACTAAATTAGTTAAAGAAGCTGATTTACGAGGTAGACAAGCTAAAGAGGAACTTGCCAATCCTGTTGCTTTGCGTAACAACTTAGAAGCATTAGGTTACAGAATAGCAAGACATATTGGTGGAGAATACAAAATTAAAGACCCTTTAACTGGAACAATGCGTACAGAAGATTGGGCAACAGAGATAAGATTTAGAGATGGAGTAAAAGTTTATCCATTGTATGAGTATGGGGTAGATGGTGCATCATCAGCAGCATTAAACTTTTTGAAAAATGGTGGTTTTGCTGATGGCACAGACTGGTTAGAAAGTTGGATAATAGCTACACAAGGTTCAGGTATGAAAAGTATTAAAGGACAAACATCAAAATTCTATACCGATATATGGAAGTTGTTTAAAAAAGATGTAAATATATTTCCTGACAGAGTTAATGGTGCGTTTAATAGTTTAAATAACAGATTTGATGGTGAAAGATTAGGTAGAAAGTATGATGACATTTTAGAAAAACTATACAATGTATTTCTTACTGGTCCATCAGATATTGCTAATCGTGACCCATTGTACAGATGGAGTATGTATGAACATGGCATAGATGCTATACCAACAATGACAGAAGATTTAGCTAAAGACTTTCTTAAAGGTGCAGAACAATCGTTAAGAGGAAGTAAATTTGGTGAAGATATATTACAAGAAATTGTTGACAAAATTGTTGCACAAAAAGAAGTTGGTTTCTTAGATGAAATAAACAAGATGGAAGATTTGATGAATATTCTTGGTAAAAAAGCAGGAGCAACTGTTATAGACTTATTGTATAGTACTAAATCAAGACATCAGTTTTCAGATGCTTTATCTTCTTATGTACCATTCCCTGAAATAGGTGCAGAAGTATATAAATCTTGGGGTACTTTGTTTGGAAAAGGACCACAGAAATTTAATAGGTCAAGAATAGCTTTTGATGCAGGTGATGAAGGTAAACCATGGGATGCAGAAATGGGATTCTTTTTCAAAGACCCTGTTACAGGAAAACGAATGTTTACTTACCCTGACCCATTTAATGTAATACAAAAGAATTTCTTTGGTGAAGATTTAAGACAACAAGGTGTAAGAGTAAGACCTGCAGGGTTCTTATCTGCACTTAACTTGGTAACAGCTAATGGTTTCTTACCAAGTGTTGGTTCAAGAGAAGTTTGGGCATTAGAGTTTTTAGATAACATAGGTAATGGATTACCTAAAATAGTAGAAGATACTGTGTTAGGTGATTACCGAATGAATCCATCTGCTTCTGAACTTGTTTTTGAGCTTATACCATCTGCTATACAGAAAGTAATGACTGCTGAATACTTTACAAATAACTCAGATGAAACACAGGATGCAAGATATGCTAGTTCTGTTATTGACACATTAGGTGTTTTATATGCAAAAGGTATTATTGACCCTACTGATTCTGGTTTAGCAGCACAAAACTTAGAAAACTATAGAGATGCAGCTAATAACCAATGGTTAATTAGAGGTGCTGTACAAGCAACTTTACCTACAGGATTACAACCCAGAATGGAATTACAGGATAAAGATGGTCAATGGTGGTTTGTTCAATCATTAGTTAAAGAATATAGAAGAATGTTAGAGATTAATGATTACGATTACACAACAACACAATCAGAGTTTGTTGATAGATTCGGTATTAATCCTATTCCATTAATACAAAGTAAAACAAAACCTGCTGTAAAAACTCCTTATACAGAAAGTGCTGTTCAGTTTTGGTCAAAATCAGAAAACAGAGCGCTTATGGAAAGAAAACCAAGAACTGCATATTACATAAGACCTGACACTATTGATGATGACTGGGTATGGTCTGGTGATTTTGATGCCATGAGAGATTACTACACAGAAAAAGAGTGGGATGATTTAGTCAGACAAACATTATTAGAACGAGAATTGCAAAATGAAAAAGATAGGTTAAATGAAATTGCAGACAAAGATGATAAAAAAGGGAGAAAATGGGTTGATGGTAATTACGCATTATTTAGAAGAAAAAAAGAAGATGAATATGGTATAAAAGGTTTTTCTTCTTTAGGTGTAGGAGAGATAAAAGCTGACCCATTATTAGATATTATGGAACTAGAAACCTGGGAAGATGAACCACAGTTAGCTAATAGTCCAGAATTTACACCGCTAGATTTATATCTAAACAAAAGAAAACAAATAGAAGAAGCTATGACTTTTGGCGGAACAGTAGATGGTGCTACATGGATGAAAGCAAATCCACCTACTATAAATCCTTTACAAGGAAAAAAAGAAAGAAGTGCTGTTGCTAGAGATATATTGGCAGATTATGGCAAAGAACTAATTGAAGAATATCCAGATACATTTTTTAATCAAATATTTTATGCTATTCTATTTTATGAAGTCGACAATACAAGATACGAGGATTAATGAGTGTTGAATCAATAGATTATAGACAATACGAAGGCAACAAGTCAGGGTTTTTATCTGCATTATTATCAAAAGATTTTATTTCTTATGTACAAGAAGTAGGTGTTCTTGGAAAATTTGCACAAGACCACGAAACAGGGATGTTTTCTATAGAAGATTTAATGTCTATTCCAGGTGTAGGTGCATTACCATCAGTACAATACTTTCAAAACATTGATAGAGGTAATGTAGATTTAGCTGAAGTTAAATTTAATTTACAAAAACTAGAACAAGATTTAAAAGATAATTATGGTGATTCTCCAATAGAATACAACGATAGTGTTATTAAGTTTTATGGCGAGTATGGACTAGATGTAAGTGATTTATCAGGTAAACAAAAAACATCTTTTAATTCAACTGTAGAAAACAATGTTAATTTTGCTAATCAAATAGAAGCAACTTTAAGTGAAGATGCTATAACTTCTTTTGGCATTAAAGACCCAGAACAAAGTTTCTTGTATAACGAATCTAATCAGGTCGCAGGTCTAAGTAATGTTTTAACATTAGGTGGTAATTATTACGATTCTGATGGTGTTTATGTAACAAGAGAAGGTGAACCTGTTATGGGTACTAATGGTAACCCAGTAGAAGCACCATACAAAAAAGATGATGGTTGGAATTTGTTTTGGCAAAGAGATGATTTATTCGAGGTACAACAGCTTATTGTAGAAGCAGGTGGACCTGCTCCTGAAACGCTAGGTGTCTGGGATAAAAACTTATCTAAGTACATGAACAATGTTTTAGCATACGCTAACGACTCACGAAGTTGGGAAGTTGATATGGAATCTGGATTAAGTATGGAGAACCAATGGCGTAGTGCATTAAACGAATACAAGTTGCAAAATGAGTCTGGTACACAGTTATCAGAAATTCTCACAACATTAGGCTACTCCACAGTAAACAAACCAAAACCTACTGCTAGTGAAGCAAAAGCTAAAGTAGATAGTTTATATGGAGAGTTAGGTTTAAAAGCAACTGCAAGAGATTATAAAGATATTGGTGAAGCATTTATGGAATTGTCTACACAAGCAGAAGCTAGACAAGCAGAAATAGATAGAAAAGCAGTAGGTTTAAAAGACTTGTTACTTGGAACTACAAAGTTTGTTTCATCACCACCATCACCTGAAACACCTGAAGGTATTGAGTACCAGAAGGCAGTAAACGAAGGTAGAGTACTTGAAACAAGCACAGGTATATACATTGTCCCTAGTGCAGAATCATTAGCAGAAAGTAAACAAGTACCAGAAGCTATTGATGTAGATGGTAAGTTAAGAGAGATGGTAGAAAGCAGAGATGCTACTAGAATACAAGGTGTACAAGATAGAGATTTTCAAAGAGATAATGCAACATTGTTTAAGAGTAACTTCTTAACAGCTGCTAGAACAGGATTAGGATAATGGAACAAGATAGTTACTCAGTACCAGAAGTTATAGAAGCACTTAGAAGTGTTGGTGTACAAGAAGAAGTTATAGAATACATTGTTCCTATTGCAGGTTATGAATCAAGAGTCGGTGGTGTACCTTTTGTAAGAGATGCACTAGATAAAATATCTCCATCTTGGGGAATTTTTCAAGCAAACATAGATTCTATGGCTCCTGGAATATACCAAGCTATGAAAGAATTAGGTGTAGAACTACCTGGTGTTACTGATAAACAAGATAAAATACTTTCTACAAACAAAGCTAAATTAAGTTCAGAGAAAAACTTTACAGAAGAACAAAAGAAATTTGTTGCAAATTGGTTTGCAACAGAAGCAGACCTTAATGCTAATGCTTTAGTTTTTAAATACACTCTTGCAACAAAAATGCAAGATATATCTACTGATGATTTTAAAAAAGCAATAGATGCTGCGTATGTATACACAACACAAAAGTTTGCAGATTTAGAAAATAAAGACGCACAAGCATTAAAAAAAGATTTAGAAAACCAATATTCTGAGTATGTAAATACTCCAGATGATATAGGGATACCAGAACCTGAAGAAGGTTTTATACCAGGTCCTATACCAAGTACAACAACTACAACAGTTCCTGAAACTACTGAGATAGATACTACTACTAGAAGTTCTACTACTAATCAGTTTGGAACACCTCCACAAGACACTAGAGAACCTAATCCACCAAAAGAAAAGCGTAAAAGTTTAGTTGATAGAGGTAACGAAGCATTCAGTAATCTTCCTGTAGGTCCTATTACACAAAAGATAAGAGATGCAAACGAAAAATATGGACGAAAAGATAGTTTCTTAAAGTACTTTGACACAGTCACAAGTTTTAGAAAAAAAGACCCTTCAACTTTTAAAGAACGCTCTGTAGCTAAACCAACTGAAATTAATTTTATGGGTACACCAGTTACAACACAGGAAATAATAGATTTACTAGAGCCATAAGATGGAAGAGGATAACCTACCTATTCCTGAAGATGCTTTAGACACACCTACAAATGTAGTAGATGATTTACCTAAACAAAATCAACTTATAAATAATTTTGTAAACTCTGTAAAGAAAGAAGGTAATTTAGAATTTTATGTAAAACATAGTGGTACAGAAGTACCTGCTAGTAGTATAAAATACAATTCAAGAATTGGTAAAGGTTCACAAATACCAGGTTTTTATACAGAGCCATTAGGAATCAGAGATATAAAAGTTA